ATGGATAACGCCATATTAAATAGCGAGATTATCGCCACCAAAGCAGGGAATATTACAGTGTATAACTATGATAGTGAAACCCGGGAATATATTTCCACTTCAAATGAATATCTTGCTGTTGGCGTCGGTATCCCTGCATATTCCTGTTTAGATGCCCCTGGCACACATAAGGCGGGTTATGCTATCTGCCGTTCGATAGATTTAAACTCATGGGAATATGTGCCGGACCATCGCGGTGAAATTGTCTATAACACCGAAACGGGAGATGCCAAAGAAATCACAGCACCGGGCGACTATCCCGAAAATACAACCACTATCGCCCCGTTAACGCCATACGATGAATGGGATGGTAAGAAATGGGTGACGGATACCGAGGCACAGCATAGCGCCGCAGTAGACGCGGCAGAAGCACAGCGCCAGTCACTGATTGATGCAGCAATGGCTTCCATCAGTCTGATTCAACTGAAATTGCAGGCCGGACGTAAACTGACGCAGGCAGAAACAACCAGACTTAACGCTGTGCTGGATTACATTGACGCGGTGACGGCAACAGATACCAGCACCGCGCCGGATGTCATCTGGCCTGAACTGCCGGAGGCGTAGGCCATTCAATATCTGGTGCACCGGAAGTATCGATCAGCTCCAGTGCGTCCAGATAATCCAGCCACAAATTATATTGCGCCAGTTCATCACCTTTCAGACGACCAATAGCGGCTTTGCCGGGCCATTGCTTACTGTTCATGTATTCGTTGGCCTGGTTAATTAGTAGCTGTCTTTCTGATTCAGTAATTTCAATAAGTTCTTCATGCGTGGGTGGAGGAATATCTGCCCACGCAGGCAGCCCATCACCTCCGGCAATACGGATTTTTCCTTGTGGCGGTTCAGCCATAAATTCACTGATAATATTTTGATTCACCTCTTTAGCATCTGATAAATCCCATCCCTCTGATTTATATTTATCAATCATATCCACAGGGAAAAAAGCATTATGCCTTGCGCTATAAACATATTCGTTCATATAAATCACCCTTAATAAAATTACTCACCAACAGCCCACCAACTGTAATTCATCGATACTGTGGAACTGGTTGATGCAGTTCTGTAAGCGGAATTAAAACCGGTTAATGTTGGACCTTCTGCGGTCATCACGAATCCCCGTCCAGCACCTAAAGGTGCACCACCATCACCAGAATGGGTAAGCATGGCGCAGTCCACTTTTTTAGGAAAAGGGATGCTGAATGTAATTCTCATTGTTTGCGTCGATAATGTCGGCGTAATCGCACCACGACCATATTGCAGGATTTTCCCGTTGGGTAATTTCATCCATCCATCACCACTGGCAAAAGAAGCCATATCCGGTATCTGATTTTCCCCTGTTCCCACATCCCGTTTTGCCGCTTCTCCCAAACCAAGGTAATCAAGAACTCCCTGAGTGCTGGTTTTACCAAGAATGGCACGTCCAACACTTGTCAACGCGGTTAACGCGGCACGATCTGCCCCTGTAAAATATGGGAGTTTATCTGCTGATGTAGCAAGCTCCGCCAGCGCCGTCAGGGTGGCATCCTTCGGTTGCTTACCCGCAAGCGCGTTAGTCATGGTGGTCGCAAAATTCGGGTCATTGCCCAGCGCCGCAGCCAGTTCGTTCAGCGTGTTCAGTGCATCAGGTGACGAATCTACAAGTGCGGCAATCGCGGCCATAACGAAAGCCGTGCTTGCGATCTGGGTACTATTAGTCCCCTGTGGCGCTGTTGGTGTTGTTGGCGTTCCGGTCAGTGCCGGGCTGTTTAATGGTGCTTTCTTGTTCGTTTCATCCATTACCGCCTTAACAGCTTTTGGTGTCGCTGCCAGCGTTTCAGACGTGCTGTTCGTGGCGCTACTGAGCTGAACAATCCCTTTTTGTGTAGTGGTGGCGTTCTGGGCGGTATATTTCCCGTTAGCCAGGTCATATGCAGCCTTAACCGCTTTCGGTGTTGCGGCCAGTGTTTCTGATTCACTGTTAATTGCACTGCTTAACTGAGTAAAACCTTTTACGGTCAGCGAGGCGTCCGGGTGACGTCGTGATTGTTCGTGCTCTGATATTTTATCATCCACATATTTGCGGGTTGCCAGAACCACAGACGGGTCGATTTTCAGCGTGATGGCTTCGGTGTTCGTGACAACCAGAATCATGCGGATAGTCTGTGTGCGTCCACTGCCTTCCTGCAACTGCGGTTTGTACGTTTCCGGGCAGTTTGCCACCGCAATGAGTACACCTTCATCATCATAAAGACCAATCTCACGGATCCAGAATCCTCCCTCGTTTTCAGGGATGATTTGCTCCGCAATAATCTGGCTCTGATTGTTAGGGTCAACACTCAGAAGATTCAGCGGTGCAATGCGTTTCTGGTTAATCAGTTTTGTTTGTGCAGGGTCTGGTGTTGGTAACACACCATTNTCAACTTCCGTCCGGCCTGCAATTTCAGTTGAATCAGACTAATGGAAGCCATTGCAGTATCAATCAGTGACTGACGTTGTGCTTCTGCCGCGTCTACTGCGGCGCTATGCTGTGCCTCGGTATCCGTCACCCATTTCTCACCATCCCATTTATCGTATGGCGTTAACGGGGCGATAGTGGTTGTTTTTTCGGGGTAATCACCCGGAGTTGTGATTTCTTTGGCGTCTCCCGTTTCGGTGTTATAGACGATTTCACCGCGATGGTCTGGCACATATTCCCATGAGTTTAAATCCATCGAACGGCAGATAGCATAACCCGCCTTATGTGTGCCAGGGGCATCTAAACAGGAATATGCAGGGATACCGACGCCAACAGCAAGATATTCATTTGAAGTGGAAATATATTCTCGAGTTTCACCATCATAGTTATAGACGGTAATATTCCCTGCTTTGGTGGCGATAATCTCGCTATTTAATATGGCGTTATCCATTATGCAGCCCTCACAATATAGTTAAATGCAATATTCCTTGGTCGAACCCTAAAACCAGCCCCTGCGCCTGCTCCAGTTGGTGGCAATTCGATAGAGGGGTATGCTGTTGCAGGGGAATATAAACCTTCACGGGAATCATAATCAGTCGTCATATAGTTAGACGTATTATCAGAAACAGTTTCTGTCGGTCTGGTAACCAGACGATAAGAGCCAGTGGTTGGTGACCTGACCAGACCAAAACTTTCAACCAGAGTAGCTTTTTGAAAGCTTAATAATCCCCGACCACTGTCAGCTCCGCGCCCATCATCCCAGCCACGAATAAACTCACCGCGTAAATCAGGCAGTTTATTTGTCGGATAAGCCTTTGCCAGTTTAGGATATTCAACGGCAGAAAATGCCGCACCGTTGCATTTCAGCCAGCCTGTTGGCGGAGTGGCGGAAGGCCACGGAACAGGCACACCCGCGGGTAATGCCGAACCTTCTCCCAAACCAAGGTAATCAAGAACTCCCTGAGTGCTGGTTTTACCAAGAATGGCACGTCCAACACTTGTCAACGCGGTTAACGCGGCACGATCTGCCCCTGTAAAATATGGGAGTTTATCTGCTGATGTAGCAAGCTCCGCCAGCGCCGTCAGGGTGGCATCCTTCGGTTGCTTACCCGCAAGCGCGTTAGTCATGGTGGTCGCAAAATTCGGGTCATTGCCCAGCGCCGCAGCCAGTTCGTTCAGCGTGTTCAGTGCATCAGGTGACGAATCTACAAGTGCGGCAATCGCGGCCATAACGAAAGCCGTGCTTGCGATCTGGGTACTATTAGTCCCCTGTGGCGCTGTTGGTGTTGTTGGCGTTCCGGTCAGTGCCGGGCTGTTTAATGGTGCTTTCTTGTTCGTTTCATCCATTACCGCCTTAACAGCTTTTGGTGTCGCTGCCAGCGTTTCAGACGTGCTGTTCGTGGCGCTACTGAGCTGAACAATCCCTTTTTGTGTAGTGGTGGCGTTCTGGGCGGTATATTTCCCGTTAGCCAGGTCATATGCAGCCTTAACCGCTTTCGGTGTTGCGGCCAGTGTTTCTGATTCACTGTTAATTGCACTGCTTAACTGAGTAAAACCTTTTACGGTCAGCGAGGCGTCCGGGTGACGTCGTGATTGTTCGTGCTCTGATATTTTATCATCCACATATTTGCGGGTTGCCAGAACCACAGACGGGTCGATTTTCAGCGTGATGGCTTCGGTGTTCGTGACAACCAGAATCATGCGGATAGTCTGTGTGCGTCCACTGCCTTCCTGCAACTGCGGTTTGTACGTTTCCGGGCAGTTTGCCACCGCAATGAGTACACCTTCATCATCATAAAGACCAATCTCACGGATCCAGAATCCTCCCTCGTTTTCAGGGATGATTTGCTCCGCAATAATCTGGCTCTGATTGTTAGGGTCAACACTCAGAAGATTCAGCGGTGCAATGCGTTTCTGGTTAATCAGTTTTGTTTGTGCAGGGTCTGGTGTTGGTAACACACCATTTGCATCACCAACGGCCATTTGCGTCAGATTCAGCTTACTGCCGAGCATCGTCGCGTTAGCCAGTCGTGCTGCGCCCTGATTAGTCAGAATGGCGTAGTATTTCACTGTCATGCGTTTACTCTCAGGTTATCAATTAAATGAATGGCCGGGGCCGGGAAATAATCCCCTTCGACAACAATGGACTCCGGGGTGTAGGGATAAACCGTCAGGGCGTCGCCGTAATAGCATCCCGTACCAACGAAAATCTTTCCGTTCACACTCAGACTGATCGCCAGCCCTGTCAGATGGCGACTTACTGGTTTTGCATCCGCAATAAGGCGCTCAAGTTCCTGATACATTTCATCGGTGATGCCCTGATCAAGTACTCCGACAACAATGCGAAATGTTCCAGGCTCCTCATTGAGTTGCCACCACTCCTTTACTTCAATCAGGTAGCCGAGAGGCTCCACGGCTCTTCGCAGTGCGCTGATGGTCCCTTTGTGTCGGTGTATCAGCCATGCATCACGAATCACCTGTCGCTTTGTCTCTTCCGGCCAGTTGCGATCCCAGCGGTCAACGGAAAATGCCCAGGCGAGATAAGGCAGCAGATGCACCGGGCAGGTGTCCGGCGACCACAGCGTGTTGAGGTTTACCGGAATGTCTGTAATGCGCGTTCCGACAGCTTCGGCACAATGCATGAAATTGCTGGCTGATGGCGGTAACAGTGAATTACTCATTACGCCCACCTTCGCTGATGGTGAATGACTCACAGCGCGCCGCCTGTATGTCGCTGATGGCCATATTTTGTGTGGGTTCGATTATCTCCACGCGTTGCACACCGTGCACATGCAGTGCGGCAGCAATGGCTGACAACGCCACGTCCTGACCGATAAGCCCCTGCTCAGACAGCCACTTCCTGAACGACGATTCCGCCGCGGCCAGAATAGGTTCGGATTCCGGGCCGGGGTAAAAGTACAGTTTTGCATTCAGCCGCCATGTCACGATTCTGGCACTCTGTACGGTCAGGCGGTCGGCCACCGGGCGGGTATCCTCTGCATTCAGAACGGCGCGAACGGTATTAAGCAACGCCTCCGTTGCTGTGCCGTCGCCCTCAGTGGACAGGATGGAAACCGTCACGTTGGCCGGAGACGGGCTGATGGCCCGCGCATCGCGTACCAGACCGCTGGCGCTGCGTGCAAAATACTCGTATGCACCTGACGGGCCAGCAACACTCAGACCGTCATATGCCCGTTGCGCCCGTAGTCTCAGCGAGGTGTCACTTTCCATCACTGCGTCGGTGGTATCCGTTGCCGGAGTGATAACCAGGCGCTTTGTGTTCATATTGCCCGCGAGGTTGTCCAGGTCTGTCCCGGCGCTGTGGCTTAGCATGCAGGCGCGTGCACCCTCATTGACCCGCTGGCGTAACAGCATTTCACGAAAAGACATGGTTTGAGCGATAACGTTCAGGGGTTCCGATTCCAGCTTCAGCGCGGCGGAGACGGCTTCACGCTGTTCGGCAGGATAGGACGCAATTATCATGGCCTTTGTGTCAGCCAGAATTGCCTCAAAATCAGGCTCCGCGATGATGGCGGGTTCCGGTAACTGGGAAAGGTCAACAGCAGGCACGATTTACTCTCTCAGCGTGATGGTTAATTCAACATTCTGCATGGTCTGCATGACAGTGCCCGACAGCGTCACCCCTGCGCGGCCTCCTGCCTTCCAGACAACGTCGATGGCGTCCAGGGCAATGCGGGGTTCCCATCGTGTCAGCGCAATCACGGCAGCACTCATGCATTGCAGACGAGTTGTGTTATTCATGGGTTCGTCAATCAAATCAGGCACAAGGCTGCCATATTCCCGTCGCATAACCCGGCTTGCCAGCGGGGTGGTCAGGATGTCCCTGACTGACTGTTTCAGGTGCTCCGTATCGTTCAGGTTTCCCGTTCCGTCCGGGTTCATTCCTGTGTAGCGGGTTGTCACTGCGGGCCTCCTGTCGAATCGCTGCCACCTTTAACGCCACCGTGTTTATGCGTATGCACTGTGATGCCGTTTGAGGTGAAATTGCCGCCGCTGTGCGTGATATTGCCGCTCATCTTTCCCCCTTTTGTGACGTCAAGCGTCGCCGTTCTCAGAAGGTCTGTGCATTCCACGACGGGTGTATCCAGTGTCACGCTGACGGATGCCTGCAGGGTGGCTGTTTTCATGCCGCTGGCGCTCAGTGCGCCAGCGTCTGCGTCGTAGCGGAACACCGCGCCATCCGGCGCGCTGACCACGATTTCTTTCAGGCTTTTGCCGGGGGCCGGATTGGCATCACTCCACAGGCTGCCAATTATCATGGCGGTTTCCGGGTTGCCGCCAATGCAGGCAATTACCACCTGTTCGCCTGGTGATGGCGGCAGCCACACATTGAAGGCTCCCGCGCGCGTGGTGTTCCAGCGCAACCAGCCTGTTTCCAGTTCGCCGCTGCGAACGCGCACGCGCCAGGACTTCTCATCAACTTCAGAGATGATCCCGGTGCGGATGATATTGCTCAGCAGTCGCATGAGTTCTGCGCTCACCGTACAGCCTCCGCAATCCGGCCCAGCACCGTGTTATAAATCAGGCGCTCATCTGCCTGGCTGATACCCAGCAGCTCACGTACCGGGTAATCGGTGAAAATGCCCGGCGCAACCTGATCGCGCTCACCGAACTGATGAACGCGGGCAATACGTGCGGCCACGCCGCTGTAACCCACAGTCACACCGGAAGCATCTGCACGGGCTTTCAGGTAGCGGGCGGTGCGCAGTTTTACAAACATGGGGACGCGCTTTGTGCTGTCCTGGTTGATGCGCCGGGTGCGTATTTCCAGAAAACGGTCGATGTCATCCCGGTAAAACGTGCGGATATTGTTTTTATCCTCATCCCACCCGGTAATGGTTCGCCCGTATTTCCCCGTGTCGTGATGCCAGTTTTTCAGCGTGCGTGCTTCGTTATTCCAGATAAAGCGAATACGCTCCTGTATCCGGGTTACGCGGCGTCTGCGTGGTGCCCATGCGGTCCCGTCCGGCGCTTTCTGTGACCGGATACGTGCCTGCTGGGCGCGACGTAAATCCTGTGCCAGCTTTCTGGCGATGTTATTGATGGCCTGCTGATTCAGGCTGTCGCGGATGGCCTCAAAAGTTTCATCCACGCGAATGAATGCCTTATCCATCGCTTTCCCCCCACGTCACATCCTGGAATACATGCGACCAGTCGCCTTCGGAGGATGGCAGGCGGGGTTTTGGCTCCGGAAGGTGTTCTGCCTGCGGTGTGCCCTGACTGCTGCGCGTGATGCGAACACGTTCCCGCAGGGGAAGCGTAAACAGGAGATCGGCGCTGTCATCGTCATTGATAACGGCGGAGAATTTGATGTCCTGATTACGCTCCGGATTGAGCAACAACTGTGGCTGATTTTCGGATAACCACGCCAGTAACGGCAGCGTGAGGTCGTCCAGCTCTCCGGCGTAATCCATGACAAACATCACCATCTGATAGCGGTAAACAAACGAGGGCGTTTCTCCGGTCGTTTCAATGTTGCCGCTCTCCACGAAAATGGTGAATTTTTCCGGGTTAGCCTGACACCATCGGCATGAACGGGTCATGGCTTCACGCAGGGAATCAGTTTTCAGCATGGTTGTTATCCTCGTTGTTCAGTCGTTGCAGCCTGCGCTGTTCCAGTAATTCAATGGCCCGTTTATCCGCGTTACAGGTTTCAAGTGCATCCAGAAGGCGATCGCCCCATATACCGAGATTTCCCCATGTGGGAGTATCAGGGAAGGGGGGAGGCATTACCGGTATGGTCAGCGTCTGCGGTATAAGCCGGACTGACGGCGCTGGCCGTGGCGCGTTCTGCGTGCCTGCGCAACCTGTCAGTAAAACGAGCGTCAGGCAAAGCGTGGGCGCATTCATCTTTTGCAATATCGTTGCGTAGCTGTTCACGTCTGGCCTCTCCGTCCTGATTGCGTTGCTGATTTTCCACGCGGAGTTGCGCCAGCACCTGCTGCATATCCTGTACCCCGGCGCTGATGATATTCAGTGTGTCGACGGTACTTTTCAGGGTGCTGGCCTGTACTTCGTTTCTGGCGTTCTCCCGGCCAAGCGACCATGACAGACGCATGGATGTTTCCCATGCGGCAATCAGAAGAAAAGCGATGCCCAGAGAAGTCCATAACTTCATGCCGCTACGCGTTCCTTTATCCAGCCGTAGACAAACGACTCGTTGGCTTCGCGTTTTTCCGCCAGCTCCAGATAGCGTTCACCTTGTGTACAGTTCAGTGCTGCTAACATCACCATCTCGCCGTCCCGACCGCGTTTGTCCAGATATGCACGCAATGCGTTAATCGTGCGTGGGCCAGTGCGTCCGTCCGTGTCCATATCGGGATACAGTTTCCCGCCCTGATTGAATGCGTTCAGCCAGCGCTGCAGCATTCTGGTTGCCACAGACGGCCCCATATTTACTCCGGTGTCACACAGTTCTGCGGCAATATCCGGGGACAGCTTCGCTATCTGATCAAAACGCGGTCCGTACCAGTAATCAGCTTCAAGGATTTCCAGTGCCTGTCCGCGCGTTAAATCACGCATATCGCCACGGTATCCGTGCGCCCGTGCCACCTTTTCAGTGATGCCCCATTTTGTCGGGCCGCCTTTGTCATCCGGGTGATTGACGTAGCCGCCTTCTTTGCCCAGAACGGCATCAAAAATTTCGTCTTTCGATTTCATTTCGCCACCTCTGTGAATGATTTTTATGGTGATTACCAGCTTTAAGCCTGAGACTTATTCATCTCCCTTTTGGGTTATGCGGTTAAAGGCGGCAATGATCTTGTCGCGTGCTTTTTCTGCGCCCATAAAACCGATAGATGCGCCGAAAAACGTCACGGCATCTTCAGGAACTCCGAAGAAGCGCAACGACCCGGCCACGGCCATGGCAAGAACGCCGCACGCCAGCGATCCCGTTACGGTCTGAACCAGCGTTCGTCCGTCATAAAGACTCATCAGCGCGGAAATGCTGACCGCCGCGCCTACTGCATACACCGTTGGCAGATGGTCAAAGAGCCACGCAATAACCTGCTCTGAGATCCCTGTTTGAATGGTGCTCACTGCTACTCCCCCCACAACTGAATCATTTCTCGTTTCTTCTTCTCTGGCTCCGGCATCTCCACTTCCTGCCCGGCGTCCAGAAATACCTGCTGACAGAGTCCGGGGTTGGCATCCAGCACCTTTTCGGTGACGCCCTGCGTCATGCCGTAGTACCGGAAACAGAGCGAATCCACGGTGTCGCCTTCCAGTGCCTTCACTTTCATCAGCACAACTCCGCAAAGATTCGCGGGCGGCACAGAATGTCAGAGATGGCCCAGCTCACATCGCGCCACAAATCCGATGTCTGTATATCCAGTGCGTCCGCCCGGCGGTCGCCCTTGTCCGTTGTGTCCGCATCGCGGTAACGCTCCAGAATCAGGGCGCGTGTGGCGGTATAAACAGCATTGCGCCAGTGCCAGAGATTGACGCTTTCTCCGTTAATTACGGGTGCCGGAACATCGGCCAGCGTCTGATGGCCAGCCGCCTGCTGTTCCTGCTGCCATGCTTCCAGCTCGCGGGTAACGTGAGCCACGGCCCCGGTGGCAGTATGCAGCAGGCGGGAGGTGGTCACGCGGCCCGGCAGTCGTACCGCCAGACGCAGCTCGCGCAGCACAATATCCGGCCAGAATGCACCTGCTGAAATGCGAGTGTCGCCATCATCGGTATCGGTTATGTCGTCCTCTGCGGGTCCGGGGTTGGTTCTGGCAACCATACTCATGGGGTTCACTCCTGAAAAAATCGGGCGGTGGGTGCGCGGTGTAAACGGTCACGGAGTCAAACCGGAACACCGCGCACGCCGCCCGCTGACGGGGTCAGTCGTTAACCGCGCTTCGCCTTCTGCGTCGCGGTGGTTTTTCGTGTTGCAGGCTTCCGCGTTGTCTTTTTACTTTTGCTGCTTTCGTCCTGCGCCTGCTGTGCGCTGGCATCTTCTGGTGCGGCTGCGGAATCGGCTTTTTTCAGAGCGCGGGAAAGGGTTGCAATCTCGCGTTTAACACCTGCGTTCGAGTTCAGGTGCATCGCTTCGCGCAGCAGCTTCAGTGAAGAGGCCATGCTGTCCGCATCAGTCAGGCCACGGCGGGCAAAGGCGCACGCCTTGCATAATTTGGCGCGCACTTCGTCCGGCATGTCCTGGTCGGTGACAATCTCCCGGAGGGTGTCCAGTGGTTCGATAAAGGCGGACAAATCCGCGTCGGCATCCGTCCCGGCCTGCGTCAGTACCGGATTACAGATTTCTTCGGTCAGTACCGTGGCAGCAGTACGGCCAAAGTTATCCGGCATGATGAGGTTGTGACGGACCACATACGCACCAATACGCAGCGCCAGCGGAAGATCGCCGCAGTCAATCGCCCACACCATCAGCGTGGCAATCACTTCATCCTGCTGCCCGCCGTCAGCCTCCAGCGTTCCCTCAATCCAGCCGGAAAAGTCCGGCAACAACTCTTTTTTGATGGCGGCTTTCGCGCTTCTGGCCTGTACGCCCTTAAGCCGGGCCTGTGCCAGACGCAGACGATACAGCACCTCTTCATGCGCGGTACGCGCGGCGTGGTCCACGCCTTCATTCGCCCGGCCTGCGCGCTGTGCCATCACGTTCTGCCAGTGTTGCTGTGCAGGAGTAATCATTTTTTCTCTCCGTTACAGGCGGGTATGATGCCCGCCGTGAGTTGATTAGCTGTCGGCGAACTTCAGGCCAGTGACCATCGCGCACTTGCCATAGTCTTCAACGACATAAGCGTCATTGATGGACTGGTAGGTGGCGATGCGGTTGTATTCCGGCTCGTCTTTCATCAGGCGACGCATTGTTCCTTTCTGCCAGTAAATCGACAGGTTGTTGAACGAGGTGATCAGCATCGTTGCATCCGGGAAGAACGGCGCAAGGAATACATCCAGCCCGCCAATGGCGCGCGATGACAGGATGAGCTGTCCGGCAAGTAATTCCGCATTGGGATTCTGGCCGCTGATGCTGTTCAGCACGGGCAGACGCAGCGAGTTAAACAGGTTGCGCCCCATAATCACCACGAGGTCGTCAGCTTCCTTGTGCCATTCATCCAGCAGGGATGAGCGCGCGTCCTGTACCAGTGCATCAGCGTTCGCATACTTACCCGCGTGCGCCACGGTGTTGTCCATGTTGCGGGAGGTCAGCGTTACATCATTCATAACGCGCTCGCTGGCGTCGGTTCTGATGTGCTCCAGCCATCCCACGTTAACGTCCTGAAGCAGCTTGTTAGTGCTGAAGTTGGACTCATCTGCGTGAGACGTGCCGTTGAAACCGATCATGATGCGGTCAAGCGCCACCTGCCGGGCAATCTGTGTGCTGACGCGGGACTGAAAATCAGGGTGTGCCGCCCAGGCATCAAGCTGCGGATACGAAATAAACGTGTCGTAGTTCACCTGTTCGCACTGGTATTTGCGGTTTTTCAGATCAACCACGTTATTCGGGTTACGGCGTTTTGTGCCGTCATAACTGGTATTCGTGCGCGCAATCGGCCCGGTGGTGTCCAGGAGGATTTTTTCGCCTTTCTGGTCAGTCACACCGAACACGTTAATTTTTTTTGTAAATTCAGTGCTCTCCTTTACTGCGTTTTCAAAACGCTGCTGCACCGAGGGTTCTACGGTAAATCGTGATACCAGTGCAGATACCGGGATATTGTTAAGCGACGCCTGCTGCGCCATATAGCAACCCAGCTTGTTGCGGGTAATATCTGACATCACCAGATTCATAAAAATTTGCTCCTTTGTCTTATCAGAAGTCAGCCAGCTGGTCGGAGGCTGCGCCCGTTGCGGTGAAGCGGTTCTGCGGATCGCCGTCCTGCGTGCGCAGTTTTTCCTTCAGTGCTGTCAGCTCTGTGGTCAGTGACGTGATTTTCTGGCGGTCCTGCTGATGGCGGGTTTCCAGCACATTAAAACGGTCGATAATGTCGGCCTGTGACGTTGCGACGCCTTCCACCGCTTCCTGAATACGGGAAAAACTGGCGTCATCCGCTTTGCGGCCACGGCCAATAATCCCCATTACGCGGTTAAACCACTGGGTGCCTTCTTCCTGGCGTTGTTCTGCCATTTCGATGATTTCAGACTCGATGGCTTCGGAGATAAGCGGCGCTTCACCCTGGACACTGTTGAACGTCATTACCGCCTGACGTTGCTGTGCCGTGAATTTCAGGCGCTCAGTGCCCAGGCTTGCCGGGGTGTCGGTCATCGCCAGCCCGACCAGATAGGCGCGCCCGTTAACGGAGAACTGCGGGTGCAGTTCGATACTGGAATAGATTTTCTTGCCGTCAGCGACAAGCTGCTTCATGCGCTCTGTCGGTTCGATTTCTGCATACAGCGCAGTACGTCCGGCCAGCGGGCCTTCCGTAATATCTTCCGTACTCAGCGCGGTGACATCGCCCATTGCGGAAAATTCGCTTGACGGGCATGGCGAGAGATAGTGCTCAACGTTCACGCGGGCAGCGTAAACATCCGGGTTGAAGTTCTCGGCGGCTTCACGCAGATGTACCGGGCTGATTTCGCGGCCATCAACAGTTGATCCGGAGACAGCCACGCGAAACTTTTTGCGGGATGTCTTTTTTTCATTAGCCATAGTTTTTGCCCCTCTGACTGGTTCTTCAGTCATGATGGCAAAGCGTAACAGGCTGATACAAATGGCTTTTGTTGTAAGAAAACAGCCAGAACAGGGGGTTAAGGAGAACAGTTTCGCGCGCGGGTAATCTTCCTGTAATTACTCAGGGGGAGCAATGATTCAGGACGCTTTTGTGCGCCAGCGTGCGCGGCAACTTTACTGGCAGGGTTATCCGCCCGCAGAAATATCACGTCTGATGGGAATAAACCCGAACACGATTTATGCGTGGAAAAAACGCGACCAGTGGGATGAAACGCCACCCGTGCAGCGTGTCACGCAGTCCATCGATGCGCGCCTCATCCAGCTCACTGAAAAACAGAATAAAACAGGTGGTGACTTCAAGGAAATAGACCTGCTGACCCGGCAGCTTAAAAAACTGCATGATGGCCAGCCGGATGCGACGGCCACAGGAAAGAAAGGCCGGGCGAAAAAGCTTAAAAATCATTTCACGCCGGAACAGATTGCCGCACTGCGGGAAAAAATCATCAGCAGGCTGGAGTGGCATCAGCGGGGCTGGTTTGACTCCCTGACCCTTTGCAGGGAAGCAGGGATACGTAACAGGATGATCCTGAAATCCCGACAGATTGGGGCGACCTGGTATTTTGCACAGGAAGCGCTGCTGATGGCGCTGCGTGACGATGTGGCGCAACCTTACCAGCGTAACCAGATTTTTTTGTCTGCGTCGCGTCGTCAGGCGTTCCAGTTTAAAAGCATTATTCAGAAGGCCGCGGCTGAAGTTGATGTGGAGCTGAAAGGGGGCGATAAAATCATCCTCTCCAACGGCGCAGAGCTGCATTTTCTCGGCACTTCTGCTGCGTCGGCACAGTCCTATACGGGCAATTTTTATTTTGATGAATTTTTCTGGGTCAGTCGCTTTGCAGAACTGCGCAAGGTGGCTGGCGCTATGGCAACCCTCAGCGGACTGCGGCGCACCTACTTCTCCACGCCATCCACCGAAACGCACGAGGCATACGCCTACTGGAACGGCGACCGCTGGAACGAGAAAAAGGCCACGCATAAACGCCAGCGTTTTTCTGTGGACTGGAAAACGCTGCATAACGGGCTTATCTGCCCTGACCGGACGTGGCGGCAAATTGTCACGCTGGAAGATGTGGTTAATCATGGCTGGAAACACACCGATATCGACGAAATTCGTGATGAAAACACCGAAGACGAGTTCCTCAATCTCTATATGTGTGAATTTGTCCGCGAAGGGGAATCGGCATTTAACCTGAATATCCTGATTGGCTGTGGTGTTGACGGATACGACGACTGGAAAGACTGGAAACCTTTTGCTCCCCGCCCGATGGGGAATCGTCCGGTATGGATTGGGTATGACGCAAACGGCAGCAGTGGTAACGGCGACAGCGGCGCTGTGTCCGTGGTGGTTCCTCCGTCTGTTCCTGGTGGCCGTTTTCGAACGGTGGAGACGCGACGCGTTCAGGGGCTGGAGTTTGAAGAACAGGCCAGAGTCATTGAAGAGTTCACGTGTCGCTACAACGTGGAACACATCGGCATTGATGTGACGGGCGGGAACGGGGAGGCTGTTTATCAGATAGTGAAACGGTTTTTCCCTGCCGCTATTCCGTACACCTTCACGCTGTCATCAAAACGGTCGCTGGTACTGAAAATGCTGCAAATAATGCGTGCCGGGCGGTGGGAATACGATCGCGCCGAACGCGAGCTGGTCGCGGCCTTTAACGCCGTGCGTAAGGTGAAAACACCGGGCGGCTTTATCACTTACGAAACGGACCGAGCGAGGGGGATCAGCCACGGCGACCTTGCGTGGGCAACCATGCTTGCTGTCATTAACGAACCGATTGGCGGCGAAGGAGAAAACGAGCGTTTCACGGTTATGGAGTTCTGATGAGCAGAAAAAATAAAAAAGTGCGCATGAGTTCACGCATTGATCTCGCTGATGCGCTCAGGAAAGAATCATCGCTCAGTGCATTCACATTTGATGGTCCTTATCGCCTGACCGGGCATGACCTGCTGGACAATATGTACTGTGCTGATAACGGGCGGTGGTATGAAACCCCAGTGGACTGGTACGGTCTGGCAAGAGCTGCCCGGCAAACGTCCTGGCATCAGTCTGCGCTTTACTTTAAGCGCAATGTATTGCTCGGTTGCTACATCCCGCACCCGCTGCTTTCCCGGCAGGATTTCTCGGCGCTGGCGCTGGACTGGTTTGTGTTCGGTAACGCATTCCTTGAGCTTCGAAGCAATATGCTCGGCGAACCGCTTAAATTACGGCACGCCCTGGCGAAATACATGCGACGCGGAAGCGATCTTGAATCATGGTGGTATGTGCAGGATGGCAAGGATGCGTTTCAGTTTCGTCCTGGCAAAGTGTGTCACCTGATGAATCCTGACATTAACCAGGAAATCTACGGCATGCCGGAATATCTCGGCGCATTACTCTCGGCCAGCCTGTCTCATTCGGCGGACATGTTCAGAAAACTGTATTACGACAACGGATCCCACGCCGGGTGCATCATCTACATCGGTGCAGCGCAGGTAAACCGCGAAAGCATGGACTCCCTGAAAGAAACGCTACAGGGTGCGCGTGGTGGTGGTGCGTTTAAAAACGTGCTCATTCATGCGCCCAACGGGGGCAAAGAGGGGGTGCAAATTTTGCCGTTCCAGCAGATCACCGCAAAGGATGAGTTCATGAATGTTAAGGCGGCATCCCGTGATGATGTGCTGGCTGCGCACCGCGTTCCGCCGCAACTGATGGGGGCGATGCCGGGTGAAAAAAGTGCGTTTGGTGATGTGGAGAAGGCCGCGCGGGTTTACGCAATTAACGAGCTGATGCCCGTCATGGAGGCCATGAAGCACATCAATGACTGGCTTGGCGAAGAGGTGATCCGCTTTAACCCTTACGCACTGTTAGACATCCAGCCCACATTCTGACGCGCTTCGCTTGTCTGCTGCTTCGCCGGGGCATAAAAAATTTATGCCCCGACTCTCCAGCTCCTGTATCAGTCAGATAATTTCACGACGCCTTCCAGTTTATCGCCACCATCGACGGTCAGACTCTTACGCAATCCCACCGCGTTGACTGCATGTTCTCGCCGCCTCAGTGCGATTTTGACGGCCTTACCTTTCACCCCATCAAATCAGAATCCCTCACGTATTTTTCACGCTCAGCGTGAGAAATACGGCCATTCTGTCGTGTCGCTGCGACATCGTTAAGGGAACGCTATTTACCCCCTGAAACGCGGGCTGTTCCCCCGTCACCTGCGCGCAGAAAAAGCGCGTTTTTTTGTGCACGCACGGATCCCTGACGGATCCAGCCGCCACGCGGGCCAGAAGGGCAAAAATTCGTTCAAAAAAATTGTGCAAATTTGTGCACTATCGTGCATGTAAATTCATAAAAAAATTACAGAAAAAAGGCCGCTTTCGCGGCCATAAAAATTACGTGTCGAGAGAAATTTGTGTGCGCAGTTGAATAGGATTCAGAATTGTATATCGCTGGCGAATAACATTATATAAATCAAAGTCTTTTACCCTTACGCTTATTACCATCGCATATTGCATATCAGGGGCTGAAACTCCCTTAACATGGCGCGAAGAATCTCGGGCATGATACCGTATATCAAAAACTGGATCGCTTAATAATGTATCAGCACTGAACTTTTTGCTTCTGTGCAAACAAGTTTCCCACTTATGACCTTCACTCCTACACTCCCTTTCAGTCTTATACTGGCTTTTTTGACCAAAGAAATCATCTGTATCGGTATCGTCAAGGCCGAATCTTGGGCGGAAAGTTACCTGCATACCGGCCCTTGTATAGTTTACTGAATGTTCAGGATCTACTGGGGTTTGAATGCATAAAGTAGCGGTAAGCTCAAATGCTTCGTCAAAGGGAACATCAGGGAATGGGATCGGTGCCCTTAAATATTTATTTTTTGCTAATGAACCATAGTAAATTACTGTAGCAGTATCATTTGGACAATCGATTAAAACGTTAGGATCCTCACTAAACCGTCCCCAACCGATATGTTCACGCGAATATTTTCTTGATGTTTCAGCATGATGAACAAGCAACGCTTTCAATGCAATGGTGTTCAATGGAGTTCCTGATAGAGCCGCAACTCCAGCGGCCGTTCTCAATGCTAATGGAGAGGCATAACTGGTTCCTTGAACTCCAACTATAGAACCAAGCAGAGGGTTGTAAGTGTAAAAAGGCTCGTCGTCGCTTCCACCAAAAATAACACCATCAGGTTTAACGAATCCGGGGCTTCTGCCTGGCCCAATACAGCTATATGGTGCCCGCCCCCATTTTTCACCGCTACGATCAGCAGCACCAATCGCTAGCGCGTTTACCATATCGGAAGGAGGTTGTATTCTCGCTGCATCACCGTCCTCATTGCCATCATTCCCAACAGCAACAGTAAGTAATATCCCATGCTTAGCACAGATTTGGTCTAAAACAGCAGTCCATACATGAACCTCATCATCACCAATTGGAAGATGAGGACCAATACTTAGATTAGCGAACTTATAGTCACCACTATCAAGAACGGACTGTATTTTCTTAAGGACATCAAATAAATCCCAATTGCCATTGTCACCTGATGTCGGTGAAAGAACTCTATAATGATCTACATTCATAAACGGTCTTTTAAAAGAAGGTGCATTTTCCTCGACACGTCCGAATAAGAAAGTGGATGTCACTTCATTACCGTGCTGCAATAATAATCCGCTTGTTTCTTTGGTGTCTGGATACACGTATTCCGTAACCCAATTACTCAAGTCAGCTGTCCCCAAGCCACCATCAAAAATGGCAATACGTTCGGATTCAAGAACAGCTTTAGAATTAGGGAGCTCCGGTGTAACTATATTAGATAACTTTCTGACAATGTTCGGCTGAGTACACCTGAGAGACGGCATCGGCCGCACAACGCGGATTAATGAAAAATCGAGTGTTTTTTTCATATCTTCAGGTCGCGCGTGTGCAACGATGAAAGTCAGCCCACCAACTTGGATTCTACTTTTGTAATCAACAGAGACATCATATTGTGCCGCATAGCTAATATAGGCTTTAACGATATCATCGTCTTCAACCCCAGCATGAAGAACCACTTCAAATTTTATCAAATCACTTTTCGCATGCTCAAAATTGCGTGCTCTCTCTTTTCCTTCAAAAAAGCTAACACTTTCAATTTCGATCAAATCCTTTTGTACGCCCTTCGGAGCTGTAGGGGAATTTAAAATTTCCTTAAATCTTATAACGGCATCATCATCACCGCTAACAAACAGTTGCGCCGTTACTAAGTCCTTATTCTGATCGCACTGACGTGCCGCTTTCCGTGGGCGAATGATTACCTGACGGCTGCCGACATCCCGTAAACCTGTCGCTCTAAGCAATCCTTCCGGAAAGTAGCTTTTACCCAAAAACGCTGGGTGTAAAGTTAAATTGAATACACTCTCCCCCCTTGGCTTAGCCGCATCATCCAAACTGCGAAAGCGTGAGAGTAAAGTATCAATCTCTGGGTTTAAATGCTCCCTTACTTCTTCAAGAGTATAGGGATAGCGCTTACCATCCCTTCCTTTAGGCAAAGGTTCCTTTTTTGTCAGAACATGACCGTTACCTAAAAGTAAGTTCCTTTCCATCATTTAATCCCCCACTTTTGTAATTTATTCGCGATTGTTGGATGTGAAACACCAACTAATTCAGCTATCTTCCTATTTGAAAAACCGTCAAAATGATATTTAATTATATTGAGATCATTATCGCTAAACTCATCCAATGAAACCCTCTCCGTAATTACGGCTTCTATTAATGAGCTTTCAAATGGAATATTTCTAAGTACCTCATTCTTTTTGGAGAAATTCAAAATACGGTTAATGATGGCAAAGGACATGCCATCTAATAATGGTGCAAGTTTTTTAGATAGTTCAGGTTCAATATTATGATTGACTAAATATCTATCTATCAGTTCTACTGATGGCATATTAAATTTAAGGATGTGCTCAAATCGACGCCAAACAGCCGGATCTAAGATATCAGGGTGATTAGTCGCAGCAACAAGAAGCGAGGTCGCTGGCCACTCATCTATGGTCTGTAGGAGTACAGTAACTAAACGTTTTAATTCTCCAACGTCCCTGTCATCATCACGTCTTTTTGCAACAGCATCAAATTCATCAAGCAAAAGGACACATGGTTTCTCTTTGGCATAATCCATAACGGATTTAATATTATTACCTGTTTTTCCCAAAAGAGAACTCATTACAGATGAGAGATCCAATGTTAAAAGAGGTAAATTTAACTTTGCAGCAAGCCAATGTGCGGACATTGTTTTGCCTACGCCTGGCGGGCCAGAAAGTAAAACCGTCTTCACAGGTTCAAGACCAGCTTTGAACAAAGAAACCGCATTCTCTCTTTCGTTAACAATTGACTCCAGCTTCTTTGAGATATCCGTATTCCATACAGGTTCTTCAACAATTGCGTTGACAGATGTTTCCTGCAAAAGGTTTCGTCTGGAGTCTCCATCCACAGGCATAGGAGCCTTACTAGATGCCCCACGTAATACTGTTCCCTCAGCAACTAACGAAGCCAGCTTAGAAGCTAAAGCCTCATCATTTTTACGGATGTTGTTAATCATCTTTCTGCATAGGAGTGTAAATGCATTTGCGTTGCCTTTGATGCCTTGCTCGATGAGTTTGAAAAGTTCATCCTCCCTCACGTTTACCATAAAACCCCCAATAAAACATCAGCTTGTGTAAGCTGGTAACTACATTAATGAAAATCATTGACTAATGTTACCACTCTTGCTGGCGTAATTCAAAGAGTATCCTTACTTTTTTACTGTATGGATAATCAGCATAAAATCTATCCAGTTGGGTTACTCGAACATACTGTCAATACTTGTTTCCAACGATTGATCAGTTCTACAGTTTTATCTCCTTCACTTGTGTTGGCAGCATGCTTATTCCTGAACCAGCTCGATTACTTGGCCATTTGAGAAAGATGTGTAGATCTTCTGATGGTTTGTATTGGAACGGGGTGTATAGTGATTTGCACCCCGTTCTTTATGTTATGGGATTGGTGGCAGGGCGAATACGCCCTGATGTTATTCAGGAAATAACGCCCGGATATTTCCGGCCATCTGACTGGTTATCTGTGCGGTTGATACTGGCTGTGACGCGGGGCGTTCTGTCTTGGTTTGTGTCACTGATAACACCTCATCATCAGCCCATGCAGCCAGTCGGTAAGCCTCTGCCGGATTCATTTTCAGAAGTGCCAGCCCGGCCAGAAAAGCCACGCGTTGGCCGCTTTTGCGGGCTTCTGGTGTAAGGCTGTCCAGCCAGGCGCATGCTTCTCCTTCGTTCTTGACGGCGGTGGGCTTCAGATAGAAACTTATCCGTCTGGTTGGAGTCGTCATTGGTTTACTCCTTGTCCATTGCGTACAGCCCATTAACCAGAGCAAACTGTGGCACCCCGTCCGCGATGAAAGTCGCATTAACTCCGCAGGCTTCGCGGATAGCGGGTGCCACAATCTCCGCCCCTCCACCGACAACCATCACCCGCCCGTAACCCGAAAAAACCGCCAGCGCGCGGATCACGCGTTGTTTCAGTGTTTCCTCCTTTTCACGAATAACCGCCATCAGGCTGTCGTAATGCGCGTCATTGTGGATGTGCTGGCGCAGCCAGGCTTCATCATAGCGATGTTCGATAATGGTATTGGCGATGTGGTGACTGGTGCGCATACCGTTAGTGGCCATCACCGACAGCACGGCATCGGCCATCAGAGAAACGCCTACGTGTGGATCGCAAAACACCTGGCTGATACCTGCCAGTTGCCCCTGAACCTTTGCCACATCCAGCGTGGTTCCGCCCAAATCCACAATCAGCAGGGATTCAAACGGACTCATGTCAGCCAGTGCTTTAAAGCCAGCCGGAATGGATTCAGGCATAACCCGCACGTTACGGATAGTGAATGCTTCGCCGTTCTGGTACTCCACCGGGCGCATAACGTTCGCTTTTTTGCGGTTGATGTTGGCCATGTCCGGCTGTGCGTTTGTGTCGAAATACTCGCTCAGTGGCAGGGTGACAACCACATCCACCTCCTGTGGTGTGATGCCTGATTTGACCAGCGCGTGATGAATGGCAATGACATTCACATCGCTGTATTGGTATTGCGTGTCGGTCGTCTGGACAAAGCGATCGCTGACCGGATCAAAACCATAGCGCACGCCATCAAGCATGTAGTTCGCGGGCTGCGTGCCACCGAACGGCGCAGACCATTCCGACTTGAAGCTGTTCGGGCTGATGGCGTTGCGGCGTTCGCCGTTCTCAGTCCATGCCAGCTTGATGTTGGTGGAGCCGTCGTCGATACAAATTTTCATGTCGCTTTTCCTTATGTTGATTAATTAATCGTTTACGGGATTCTGAAATCCCGTTTTTGCCTGTTTTCTGCGCGCTTCATATATCGCTGCGCGTTTTTTGCTCATTTACGGGATTCGTGAGTCCCGTTTCTGTCTGTTTTTTGTTTCCACTGGTCAGGCCACCCCGCAGCAGGTCTGCTTTGCGGCGGGCGCGTTCAGTGGTTTCACTGATTCTCTGTGCGTGCTCTGCGTCGCGGATGGCGCGCAGCATGTCAGAAAGCACGGTAACGGGTGTTTTCATGGTGTTCTGGTCCTGCTGAAGTGTGGATGCCAGGCGTGCGGCGGCTTCAGGGTCTGATGCCCCCAGCTGTGTCAGATAGCTGGCGACCGGGTTATGGCGGATCTCCGTGCTGCTTACGCCATGATTACGGCTCAGGCGCTGCCAGAGCTGCGTGATTCGGCTGTCCGGGCGGGTATCCGGTTTGCGTACAATTTCAAATCCCTGCGGTGCAATGATGCTGCCGTCAACGTACAGACTGCCGCCCCGTAACAGGTGCTGCATCTGTTGTTCACCGATATGCAGGCCGAGAGATTCAGCAGACTCCCGCCATTCTTTAGCGAGTAATTCGTGGTTATCAGGCAAAGGCCGCTGCTGTTTGCGGCTCTGTGTCCAGCTCTGCATTTCATCACTGCTGTTTTTTGCCTGTTTGTCACGAAGCGAACGCATCAGCGCCCGGCGTTCGTGCCGTTTCAGTGAGCGCATCCATTCATCCACATCAACGCCGTCAGGGAGCTGCGGCCACGGTGCTGGCCGTTCTTCCGGCTGTTCTGTCCCGTTGTTGTCCGTTTCCTGTACACGGGGACAGTTATTGCCACGAGTCCAAGGGGCGGCAGGGCCGCCCTGAAGGTCAAAACCATTTTCGCGGGCGCTGTCTTCCGCTTCCGGTTTACGTCTTACCAGCTTCCAGTTATCCGGATGTGTGCACACACGGGAAGACTCCCCGATGAGTGGTGACCAGATCCCGTAAATCTGTACGCTCTGTTCGCCGTAATCGTTCAGCTCATCTGCGAGGTCGTAGGCGGTGCGAATCAGGTAGTCTTTGCGTGGAACAAGTACGCCGCCCTGTTTTTCAATGTAGGAGGCAAAACACCCGGCATCAGCGGCAGCGAGCACTGCATCCATTGCGTCATCCTTCAGTCGTTGCGGGCCTTCCGGGTTGCGTGCCATCTGGCTGGCAAGGCGGCGCAGTTCACGCCACACCTGACGGGAGGGGATGCCAAAGAACTGGAACTGGCGGACCCGGTGAAGGCGCGCCCAGCCGATGGCGCGCTCCACGCTCTCGGCCATTGATTTTCCGGTTTCGTGGTCAACGCGTGGCTTGCCCGTTTTCGGGTCGATACCATCCACGGCGCGGCTGTCCAGGTTCTTTCCGATGTAGGTGGCGATGTAGCTGGTTGGCGTGCCTTTTGAGCCGTCGACATACTCCGCCTTAAAGCGCGGAGTAATATCATTGCCCAGCTCGTGGCGGTCTTCCTGAATGGCAATATCGCGGGTGATGGCCACGATGCTGTCGATTTCTTCCGGATGAGCAAAGACCATCATATGCCAGTGCACAGTGCCGTCATGGTGAGGCTCCACCGTGCGGATGCCATACCAGCGCAGGCCGTCGCGGTTCAGTTTCTTGCGGACCGCCGCAAAAAACGTGTTAACCAGGTAATCGCTGGAGTCGCGCATGGTGGCCCCGTTCCATTTGGGGTTCGGATGACCGTTCTCTGTTGTGGCGTGGTATTTTGACGGGCAGGTGACAGTCAGAAACACCGCTCTGTCGCCACGGGCTTCGGCCAGAAGTTCCAGTCCCTTCATGGTGGCCATCATTTCTGCCTTACGGTGAACCGGGTTACTTACTCCCGCGTAATACACTGTCTCGAGATCAATCGTGAACCCGTCTTCATTTTCCAGCATGAAACTTTTCAGGAAATCGCGTGTTTTCTCGCGCTGTGCGCGAAACTCGCTTAACGCGTCCTGGCTCAGATAGGGTGATGTTTTTCTGGAAACCAGACAGGCGGCGCGGAGTTGTTCTTCTCTCCACTCGCAACGTAACAGCCACAGTTTGCGTTTCCACCATTCCGCACAGGTCAGGCGAAGGATTGCGCCCGGCAGCAGCTCCGTGTCCGGTTCGTTCCTCCGGTCTTTGTCTGTTGTCAGTGCGTCATAATGTGGAGGCATGGCGTGCAGGTGTAACGCCATGCGGGCCAGCATCTGATACGCCTTCAGCGTTACATCCATGGTCAGTTCGCCATCAGTCGCGCCAAAGCCATCGCAGAGTTTTTCGAAGGTGCTGCTGAACATCGCCGCCGTCATGGTGGCCAGCGTCTGTATCTGGTGTTTGTTGAGCTGCGGCAGGTAAAGCAAATCGTCCAGGCGTTCGCGTCCGGCAAGGGAGCGATAACCCGGTGTCAGCCAGCGGTGGTCGGTGCGGTCCAGACGTTCGAATATTTTGCGCAGGGTTCCGCGCGCGTAGCGTTCCGCCTGCCAGCTCTTTTTGCCTTTCTGACGATCGGCTTCCTGCTTCTTGCGCAGGAAAGAGAGGTGGCGGCTCAGAGGTTCTCGCAGATAAACGGGAAGCGCCTTCAGTGTGGCAAAGGCACGGGCTACCGGGTCTTGTTCTGTTGCCCGGCGCTTACTGATGATGCTCTGTGCCAGCTTTTCACGCTGTCCGGCTTCCTCAAGGGATGCCATGAGTTTTTTACCCATGGCGGATTGTGCGAAAAAGGCTTCTTCCTTCGCTTCCTGTTCTTTCTGTGCCCTTTTGTCCGCCTCAAGGTAGTAACGGATGGCGCGTTGCAGGTCGGTTTCAGTTTCCTGCCTGTGCTCCGTAAATCTGGCTGGATCAATGGCTGGCCGTGGTTCATTCCAGCTCCATGCAAACTCACTCATGGCTGGTATCCCGTCACGCGCTGCCACTCCTGCGAGAAGAGGGTGGAAAGGCGGTTAAATTCAGCGGTGTATTCACTCAGCGAGGCACACCCGCCAGCAGTGCGATGCGCCAGCATTGCCGCAAATACGGAGGCCGGGGAGTCGTAATACGCCAGTAGTGATTCGCCGTGTGGTGTCAGGCAGTGCAACGCCAGCCCGTGTGGTGTGAAGTCCACGCGGTAGCAGTCGTCTACTGTGAAATAAAGGGTGTCTGCATTCTCTGGTTTTGTGGTGCGTGCTCTGTTGTCACGACCACGGATGTAGAGATCAAATAATCCCTGAAGAACGGGAGCCAGACGGGTGTCCTGTGTGCGCACCCATCTTGTGAAGTCATGAGCGTCAATCATGCTGCAATTCTCTTTACTACAGATGTGCGAAGGCCTCCCGCCGCAAGGTGCAGGAAAGGCCCGGAACAGGAATTAATGGAGTTTGTTTTGCTGCTGGATGAGCTGTTGAAGCTCGTGCAGATCATCCGCCAGATAGCTGAAAACAGAGGCGGAATAGATGTTCGATAGCGCGTGGCTGCGCTCATGCAGCATATTGATGTGCATGATTTGCGCGACGCGTGATGCGCGGAAAAGTCTACGGTTGATTTCAGTCTGGATGTGACGACGCGCAGCGTATGCGCGCTGTTGTTTGCGGTTTGCCATGGTGTGGCCTCTTTGCTCGGTGATAGAAATAACTCACCATCCAGAGTTGAGAATCTCGGGGTGGCGAGACGTACAGGGTTCTCAACACCGGAGAGCAAAGAATCCGGCCCGACCGAAGTCGGCCCCGTACGCCCCGCCATAATTCTGACGCGAAAAAGACGTGGCAATACAGTACGCACAAAAAAACCGCTTGCGCGGTTATGCGCTTTGCTCTGTATCGGGTTGAGAATCCCGGCACCCGTTTTATGAGGTGCAGCGGAAATGTAACCTGACCGATTGCGGCATGGCAAGCGGTTTTTTTGTGTGTGCATGTTCTGGTTTCTTACTGGTTCAGAAAAAAATCAAAAACCTTGTCAATGCGTTGCAGCAGCTCTTGCTGCATTGCTTCCGGCGTTTCCGGTTCGCCAGGTGCTCCCAGCGTTGCGCAGAAATCAGCGATTTCATGATGGAGCGTCAGGCGAATGGCAGGGGCCGTGGTTTTGGCGTGCTCCAGCTGATCCAGCAGTGCCAGCACAGCAGACGGCGAGAGCATTGCGCGAAATGCCAGTAATTTTTGAGGCGTTGCCATTCGTTGCAGGGCAAATGCCAGTTCGCGTAGCTTCTGGTGGTTGATGGTGCTCATGTTCTGGCTTCCTTCAGTAGCTGGTTAAACATGTGAGTAAGTGGATTGCTACACCCGAACGGCATCGGGTTTGCGTGGTAAGAAGCCTGGCCTCCAGTTTTGCGAGCGCGACCACCTGTGCTGCGGTTTGTTCTGATGACTAAGCCGCTGCGCCAAAGTCGGCGTAACTCAGCATTAATAGCTGTGGTTGGGGTGTTCAGTGCTGCGGCGATTTCTCCGCCGCTACAACCCGGATGTGTAGTGATGTAGTCCAGAATGGTCATTTGCGTGGCTCCTGTACCTGTCGGATAAGATTCACCCGCGCCACGTTGGTGGCGCAGAAGTAAGTGCCGTCAGTGAGGTAGATGTGGTGTGCATCCTTTTCCGAACGGTGTTTGTCGATTGTGGTAATCAGGCGTTCGTCGACTTCGTATTCACGTCCTCTGGAGGTAAAACGAACGACAGGAAAATGCTTAATTGCCATTACGCCTCCTTGGCGTGTGTGAATACCTCCGCGAATGCGGATTGTTTTTACATTTTCTTATTTAACCTGTGGTTTTATTTGCGCTGTTATTCGCCAGTGAAAAAGCGTTCAATCTTTTTCACTGAATTAATAATTCGCATAATCCCAATGGCGCAGGCCACCGAAATAATCAGAACAAGCCATGAGATAAATATACTCATGCGATATTTCCCAGCTTATACGGTTCAATATGTTCCCCGCATTCTGCGGCACAGATCAGCTCGGAAAGTTCGTTAAGTGCATCCAGATCATCAGCGTAAAAAGCCACGTCATACAGACTTCGGATTGCTCTGGTCAATGAGTCACGGGCCGCACGTTCAGCATGAGCGCCTGATGCACTTAAGCGAAAATAAAAACGCTCAAGTGCTTTGTTAATGAGAGTTTTATATTCTTTGCCCATCACAACGCCCTTTAATCTGCTTTCTGTATTTCAGCTTCTGAATCCATACAAATAATTTCGATATAGGGTTCATCGCCATTAACCTGGCGTGCCTTTTCAGCTTCGCTGATGATTTCTCGTACGGTCTGGTACGGAAGTTCCACAAGCAGTCGCGTGCCGTTCAGATAAACGTAAGTGGCTTCGTCGGCTCCGTTTTTACCCGCCGGAGTCACTCCGTCAATAGCGGATGCACGTAATAACAGTTCACCGCGAAAATCAATAAAACGGATAAATACACCTTGTGCATGGTCTTTGGTCATAAAGCACCTGTTATAAATCAGCCTGTTTAATGAAATTCTGTCCGCGCAGCAGACGATCAACTGGCGTAGCGCTTCGTACAATGTGAAATCCTGCCCAAACTGATTGTCGCCACAGCTCAATGCAAAAATGCGGTTTCCGGTAAACGGATTGCGTGGGCATTTGTGGATCACGATTCCAGCTTTCTCAATCAGCCAGGCGTGCTCGCCGATTTGTTTTACTGGGTAGCCATCCGGCGTTGCGTGTGTATCACTCAGGCTGTAGCGGATGTTGCTGCGTGATGCACTGGTAGTGAAACGGTTAGCGTGGCGTTCTGCTCCGGTACGAAAATTACGGCGTTGCTTCAGCATAAAATGACACCTCGTTATTTTGTCATCTGCACGTATTTCTCTGCGTTTCTGATGGTTTTCAGGAAAATTGCGAAGAGATTTACTGTACGTTTTGAGTTTTTTTCTTCTTGGTTGATGGGAAGGGCTGCTCTGTCAGCCTGCCTTTTCACTGCATTAACAGTTTGATTGGTACGCTTCGCGTAATCTTTCAGGCTTTCTTCGAGTACCGGTAATCCATGCTCATCGCGGTATGGGTAGAACGCCGCCAAACGCTCAAAATCCGCTTGCTCGTATGTGTTCAAGAGCTTTGTCATGATGTGATAACCTGTTCAGTCTGTGGTTATTTGTTGCTAAAAGTCGTCTCTAGGCGACTTTTAGGGTTAATTTAGTCGTCTGGAGACCACCATGTCAAGTGGGTACGAAAAAAAACTGAAAGAGATACGGAAAAGTGAAGGGTTAACTCAAGCTGAGTTTGCAGATGTTACTGGGATAAATCTCGGAACTATAAAGAATTATGAGAGCGGTAAAAGAGAGGTTGGTTTAAGCGTTGTTGATCGCGTAATTAATTCTAAGGATTTCGAAAAATACACTATATGGCTTATGACGGGAAAAACAAATGAGGCTGCTGGGCAGATCAGTCCCTCTCTCTCCCCTGATGGGCCAGAAAACACATCGTCTTCTCAAAAATCCCGCAAGACTGGTACACAGCCCGGCTAATCATGGAACGCTGGGGGCATGGTGGTCTTGTAACGCTGGGGTTTCACGAATGAGCATAAAATCAATTCCGGGAGGGTATCTTCTTGACATGCGCCCGGAGGGGCGTAAAGGCAAACGCATTCGTAAAAAATTTAAAACGAAATCGGATGCAGTTTTATATGAGCGGTGGGTGCTGGCGCAACAGCATAACAATGAGTGGAAAGGAAACTCTATTGATCGCCGTCCTCTGTCAGTGCTTATTGACTTGTGGTGGAAATACCACGGCCAGCTAATGAAGTCAGGGCATAACACGCGCCTTAAATTGCTGCGCTTGAGTGAGGCAATGGATGACCCGTGCGTGCATAAACTTAATACAACGATGCTCACCGAGCTACGTGTGTCCAGGATAGAGCAGGGGATACAGCCCAGCACCATAAATCGAGAGATTGGGGCGTTAAGCGCGATGTTTACCGCACTCATCTCATCCGGCCATTTTCTTAACGATAACCCCGTTCAAGGCCTTAAAGGAATGAAGGTTAACGAGCGCGAAATGGGATACCTGAGTAAGTCTGAATGTGTTCAGTTGCTGGATGCACTGGCTGAAAATCCCGATGAACGGCTGGCTGTCGAAATCCTTCTGTCGACCGGGGCGCGATGGGGCGAGGTAGCGGCACTGGAGCAGCGCCGTGTTCTTCATTGTCGAATCACTTTTTCAAAAACGAAGAACAGTAAAAACCGCACTGTCCCGATCTCCGAAAATCTGTTTGAAAAGATCAAAAAACGGGGCGGGAAACTAGTGTTTCCAACGCTGGATTATCCATTGGTTCGCGATGTCATCAAAACGGTCGCACCTGATGTTCCTGACGGCCAGGCTGTTCATGCGCTGCGCCACACCTTCGCCAGTCATTTCATGATGAACGGCGGTAATATTCTGACGCTCCAGAAAATTCTGGGGCACGCAAAGATTCAGACAACGATGATTTATGCCCATCTTGCGCCGGATTACCTGCAGGATGCGGTGAGGTTTAATCCCTTGGGAGGAATGTAACTATGGAAATAAAAAAACCTACAAAAAAAGAGTTATATGACTATTTACTATCGAAATATATAGAAGATAAATGCAAAGAAGAAGCTGATGAAATCAATAAGAAGTCGATGAGTCGTGTCAATAAACATAAGGAGCGGCTGATGGAGATTACGCCAGAAATCTTCTTCCGTTTCTTGTCTGAGAAGGAGGTTTCCAGTGTCTGCCCTTCATGTGGATCGTCTCGATTATCTGTGCCTGAAAGTATGGATCTTTGCTGGGATAAAAATAAGAAACCAGAAAATTTTAACAATCTACCCTTGGAGGAGCAGAGTGAGTTAATTAAAGAGAACATAAAGCATTATGTATCTTATACTTTTTTGGGTGATGTTAAGAGCATACCTGATATGCGCAAAACTTATTACACGCTGCATTGCCTGAATTGTGGTTACCTGAGCCTTTACCGTACGTCTGCGGTGCTGAAGTGGTTGGAGAAAGACAAAGCACAGGATGGTGAAAATGGGTAATGTAGCAAGAAACCTGTTCGGTAATTCAGCAGGTAGTATGTCGCATTCTGAGCGTGATGTGCTTTATCATGGCGGCGATGGCGGCAGTAGTGGAGGTGGAATGTCAGATAAACTTGAAAGGCGAATTGAGCGACTCGAAAGTGATTTATCGCTAACAAGAAACGACCTTGCGACGCTTGCTGAACGCACTACAAACCTCTCAACCAAAGCCGATGTTGGTGAGGTGAAGGGTGAGCTCAAAGCAGACATTGCTCATCTGAAAGGTGAGCTTGAATGCGATATTGCGAATCTGAAAGGTGAGCTTAAATCTGATACAGCTAATCTGAAAGAGCAGCTCAAATCAGACATTAACAGCCTGAAGGGTGAGCTTACCGAAGCGATGGATAAACGCTTTGACAAGATTATGGATGAGATGAATCGGCGGTTTGACAAGGTTGATGATAATACGAAGTGGCGTTGGAGTGGCATTATTGTGCCAGTGTGCACAACCATTTTCACGGCGGCGGTCGCGTATTTTGTTGCTAAATTTGTTGGCTGA